TTTTACTAATGAAGGAGATCATGATTATGTCGACTGACAATAAACCCAAAGGAACTTGTGGATGTGGCCGTAGCCCAACTGGCAACTGTATTGGCTGGCACAACCTAACAGAAGCAGCATACCAAGCCAAACTGGCAGAATACCAAGCAAAACAAAATACTACACAACAAAAATGAGAAAGTTAAAACGTTGGATAAGACAGTGGCTTAACGATGATTCGATAAGTTTAAGTAAGGAGTCCCCTCAACTTTTAGTATCAGATAGCGAAAGTTTATGTGCTGACCCTGTGCTTAACTTTAAAGTGTATAATGCTGTTGGTGGCAAGGTAGTTGAATTTAGGTATTATGATCGTGGTAAAGATCGTAATCATAACCAAACTTATATTATCACCAATGATCAAGACTTTGGAGAACGCATTGCTAAAATCGCCACATTGGAAAGTTTAAAGACATGACACCAGAAACTCCAGCACAGGGCATTTTACGAATAAACGACTGGGGCAGTAGCAAAATATATCAGGCTGTGTGTAATTGCGGAGATGATACTCATACCCATGTTATTGACATTGAAGCAGATGATAGTGATGTCACAGTAACTGTCTATACTAATACTAAAACAAACTTTTGGAGTAAGGATAGATGGAGTCATATTTTTAAACTACTGTTCACTGGATATGTTAGTAGAGAAAGTCATCTTATTCTTTCCAAACAGGCAGCATTAAACTATGCTAGTGTGTTACAATCTGCTATTAAAGATGTAGAAACTTTTAGAGAACAAAATGTCAAAACTAAAGATAAGTGAACTATTTTATAGTATCCAAGGTGAAGGTAGGTTTATGGGTGTGCCCAGTGTGTTCTTACGCACATTTGGCTGTAATTTTACCTGTGATGGATTTGGTATGCCCAGAGGCCTACGCAGTAACGAACGCAACTTGGCAGCAGATCGTATTATAGAATTTAAAACATATAAAGACCTTCCCCTAGTACACACAGGCTGTGACAGTTATGCTAGTTGGGATCCAAGGTTTAAAGACTTTAGCCCAGTACTTGACAGTGCCAGCATAGTAGAAACTATCGTAGGTTTATTGCCCTTTAAGCGTTGGACCAGAGAACATCTTGTTATTACAGGTGGTGAGCCCTTATTAGGTTGGCAACGTAGTTATCCTGACCTATTAGAACATGCGTTCATGCAGCCTTTGAAACAACTAACTTTTGAAACTAATGGTACTCAAAAACTTACACCAGAGTTCAAACAATATTTGACGGAATGGAGTGATTGGTCAGATCGTGAAGTTACTTTCAGTGTCAGTGCTAAACTTCCAGGTAGTGGTGAACTGTGGGAAGAAGCAATACTACCTAGTGTAGTTTGTGAGTACGAAGAAGTTGGACATGTATATCTTAAGTTTGTAGTGGCTACAGAAGTAGATGTAGAAGATGCTCTTAAGGCCAGTTTAGAATATAGAAAGGCTGGATTCAAAGGCGATATCTATCTTATGCCAGTAGGTGGTGTAGAAAGCGTATATACTATGAACAATCGTCGTGTAGCCGAGTTGGCTATGCAGTGTGGTCTACGTTATAGCGACAGACTACAAGTACCTTTGTTTAAGAACGAATGGGGAACCTAATGCAGAAAAGTTTGTTGGAAATCTTTTTAAATGACCTAACCCTACATTGTGACAAATACTTACCCTACTTTCCAGTGTATGAACAGTATTTTAGTAGGTATAGAAATACTGACCTAACCTTTGTGGAAGTTGGTGTACAAGGTGGTGGTAGCTTACAGATGTGGCGTCAATACTTTGGCAACAAAGCACGAGTTATTGGTATGGACATTGATCCAGAAATCCTTAATCGTCGTGCTGAAAATGTAGAAATGTTTGTGGGCGATCAGGGTAATATGGACTTTTGGAATGAAGTGTTACCTAAAGTTGGTACTATTAATGTTTTCTTGGATGATGGCAGTCATCAAATGCAGCATCAAATTGATACTATGATCAAAGTATGGCCACACATTAGATTAGGTGGTGTATATATGGTAGAAGACACACATACCAGCTATTACTTAGATTGGGGTAATGGCCTATTACATGGTAATACTTTTATGGAATATAGTAAAAAGTTAGTGGATATTGTTAATCTTAATCATTGGCAAGGTATGATCACTCCAGAAACTGACTTTATCATGCGTACATTTGGTGATATTGGCAGTGTACAATTCAATAATAGTATGGTTACATTTACTAAAGGTCAGCCAAAATGGATCAGACCTAATCCATACCCAAATCCATTAGGATAATATGAAAAAATTACTTGTATTAGGCTGTGGTAATAAAAATATTAAGGAAAAATTTCCTGATTATGAAATTGTTACCATTGATCTAAGAGATAATGTAGGTGCTAGCATAGTACATAATTTAGAAGTGTTTCCTTGGCCCATAGAGGATAATACATTTGATTATGTACTAGCTGAACAAATTCTTGAACATCTCAAAGACACTACACGTACACTGGAGGAAATATATAGAATAAGTAAACCTAATAGTCAAGTTGAAATAACTGTTCCTTATTTTAGAAGTAAATGGAATGCTATTGATCCTACCCATGTAAAACAGTTTTGTCCATGGAGTATATATCACTATGTGCCAAATGCTAGGCTTGGCCGTAGAAAGTTTCAATTGTATGAAAATTATCAATTGAGCAAAACTGCAAAATTTCATATGAAAAAATTTAGCTGGAATAAGGACATAGATCAAACAATTTTTCAAAAAATTCTAATCAAAATTTCTGATATCAACTTAGAATTTTATGAAGATAAATTGGCTCCTATGTTTCCTTTAGAATGTATGACTTGGGAATTGAAAGTATTAAAATGAAAAAAATATTAAGACGCATTTTTGGTATCGAAGAAATGGAAAGGGCTATTGCCGAAACCAGAGAACGAGTAGCAGAAGCAGAAAAAATTAAGGCCGAGGCGGAGGCTGCTGCTCAAAAAGCATTAGAAGAACAAGAAGAATCAAAACTCAGTGCTAAAGAGCGTGCCACAAGACGTAAAGAACCTTGGGTCAGTGTATTGGACACTCATGTAAATAAAGATAATATAAGAAATGGGTTTTTTGAGCTTGACTGGAACGAGTATTTCATAGTACAATTACGTGAAGCTGGATATGGTTTTGAGGGTGATAAAGAGGAAGAAATCGTGGACCGCTGGTTTCGTGACATCGTACGCAATATATTAGCCGAAGAAGGTCAGGACGTTAGCAGAGGTGCAGGATTTATTAACGTAACTAAACTTAATGATACTAAATCTGAGGTAAAATGACCTACATTTTGATTGATACTGCTAATATATTCTTCCGTAGCCGCCATGTTATCAATGGTTCGGCTGATATTAAACTGGGTATGGCATTCCATATCACATTAAACAGTATCAAAAAAGCATGGAATGACTTTGATGGTAGTCATCTTGTGTTCTGTTTAGAAGGTCGTAGTTGGCGTAAGGACTATTATGAGCCCTACAAGCGTAATCGTGCTGAGGCTCGTGCTGCGGCCAGTGAACGTGAACAAGAGGAAGACCGTATCTTTTGGGAGGCCTTTGATACTTTTAAGGAGTTCTTAATTGAGAAAACGAATGCCACGGTTCTTCAACATCCCAATCTTGAGGCTGACGATCTTATTGCTGGTTTCATTCAAAGTCATCCTACTGATAATCATGTCATCATAAGCACTGATAGTGATTTTTATCAACTTATTGCTCCTAATGTACGCCAATATAACGGTATTATGGAACAGACCATTACTCACGAAGGTATCTTTGATAAAAAAGACAAAAGAGTAATAGATAAAAAGACTAATACTGAAAAAGCTATTCCAAACCCAGAATGGATCTTATTTGAAAAATGTATGCGTGGTGATCCCACTGACAATGTGTTCAGTGCTTACCCCAAAGTACGTAAGAATAAACTGGAGGAAGCATTTAATGATCGTAATAAAAAAGGATTCGCTTGGAATAATATGATGTTACAGCGTTGGGTAGATCATAATGGGGAGGAACATAAGGTATTGGACTGCTACGAACGTAATCGCAGACTAATCGACTTATCATATCAACCCGATGACATTAAGGAAATCATACGTGCTACTATCAATGAGAATAGTAAGCCTAAAAATATCTCACAAGTTGGTATACGTTTAATGAAATTTTGTAACTTATATGACTTGAAAAAAATCACTGATAATATTCAACAATACAGTGAAGCTTTTCAAGCAAATTATCCTGAAACAGTGGAGGCTTAATGGATATTCATGCTAAACCAATAGTAGATGGTGTACTTTGGATAGTGGAACAAGGTGGAGTTAGAGTAGGAACTCTCCATAAAAAAGAAAATAATCACTATATGTTCAGTACTAAACATGGTGAAATGTTTTTCAATCGTCGTAGTGATCTAGTAAAACAATTTGGTAAGGAATTCTTTCTAAAAGATATAGATACGACTGTAAGTAAAGTAGAAAATTATGACTGTCACGGGTATCCTACTAAATGGAAACCACACAAAAGTATGTATAATATTAGAAAACGTCTTCCATTGTTTACCAAAAGTGATCAAAGCAAAAGCCTTTTCTGTGCTGGATACTATGTAATTAAATTTCCTAAAAATTGGGTGCGTACTTTTTGTCCTAAACTTATTACTATTGAGCGATACCCTTATTCTGGACCATTTAAAACTGAAGAAGAAGCGAAGGAAGCATTAAGCAATGTCAAATGATATCAACACCTATCCTATTCAACAATTCATAGCACTGGTAAAAAATGCTGAAATGTCCAATCAAAAAAATATCTTAATAGATATTAAGGTTGCCAAGCATCTAGCATTTACTCTTGGAGAGATTACTTCAAAAATGGTACAAGACTATGACACTATGTTATCTAAAGTTACAGGTGATAATAATATCATAGAAGTAAAAATGGACGGCGGTGGATTTAAGTAATTTCTAAATAAATATATGTATACATTTTGGATACATATATGAGCAGACCAAAGCCGAAAGTTCTTTTAGAAACTACTAACAAAAAAAATTTTAAGACTAATCAAATTCTTGAAGCTGAAGCTATTTGGGCCGTATTTTATAAAAACAAACCATTTAATTTGAAAAGTTTTAGTAGCATGGTAAGTTATCCAGGGCCTAAATATAAGAAAGTAGCATTTAGCAATCCTGGACATGCTATCAACTTAGCCAAAAAATTAAATATGGAATTTGATTGTAGAGATTTTACTGTAGTAGTATTAAATAGCGGTCAAACTCTAAAAAATGAATAGTCTCACCTATACCAAAATATTTCTACAAACTCAAGAAAAGAGTATTGACGAAGTTAACATACGTATTCATCATAGAAAATGGTTTAGGAACACTCGAAGTAAAAATAAGGGCGGGTTAAGATTGACTCCAGAAGGCTATACTTTTTTGATTGAAGATATGAAATTGAAGGAGTACGAAGTCCCATTTACTGGCGAAATTGATCTCAATCCGCAGTTAATTATCTTTTTTGATCAATTTTTGGACTGTCCATACTATTTGACCACACGGAGTCTTACCGTTTTTAGTGAACGTAAGGCTTTTGAACTACACTTTTTTGCCGATGATATCCGTAAATACGGACTAATGAAGGCGCTGAAAAAACAACAAAAGGCGGAAGATTTGCTTGACTAGACAGTAGACCTATGTAATAATACGAACATAGCAACACTACTTCAACTTTAATAAGGAAGCAAAAATGACCGAGATTGTTAGTCGTACTGTAGGCCCACGTTCAGCTAAAAAAGGCATCCTAAAAGGCT